CTATTTGAAGAATATCCGAATTAAAAAAAGTATCTAGTTGGTCGTATTGATTTTCTACATTAGTTTCACCAACCCAACTCATTAGTTTTTTCCATTCCTTAAGTGATACTTTGTTATAATTATTTTCATATATTTTTACACATTCATTGATATAGTCATTCGCTTTTTCTTTGTTACCAAATCCTTTTTTTGACGACATTTCATCATAAATAAAAAATAAATTACTTATTCTTTTGTTTTCTAAAACTAGTTTCTTGAAGACCTTCAAATTTTCATTTAGTTTGTTTGTTTTGTAACTATCAACGAGTTTCTTTTCTATTTTGGATTTTAATATTCCGACTTTCATAATCTTTTTATTTATAAATATCAATCATTTAAAAGTTTATTTAACTCATTTTCCATTTCACCCAAATAGTTTCTTGCCTTAGACAAGTCAATAAATGAATCAACATCGACTAAATTATCACTTTCTAATAATATATTCAGATTGTCTCGTTTAGTAGATTCAGGTGCTAATTCAGGTCCGCCTGAAGGTGGGGGAGGTGGTGGTATTTCTGCACCCCCTGATGGTGGTTCACTACCCATATCACCAGGGGCTTGTTCAGAGGCTGTACCACCAGATACATTACCATATAATTTATCGATATTATCAAAAATACCAGTATGAGTTATAATTGTTGCAGTATTAGTTAATTCTGCACCAATAGCTTTTTCAATTCTTTGTTGCTGTAAGTCTAATTTGATTTCCTCGTCTGAAAATCCCAAAATATGTTTTTTAGCCCAAGATACTGAAGTTGGGGCAATACCCTCAACAGCTGTAACACATTTTGTGTATAAATCAACTTTACTTGTCCATATATCAATCTTGAGTAAATCAGCTTGACTTGATGGGTTAGTTAAAGAAAGTGTGAAGTTTGATAATTCATCCTCGAAACCAAGTAAAAACAAATGTATGATTGCTATTTTATTCATTTCAGCAACCATTGATTTTTGAATTCTATTAATTGTTCTTGCGAAACGAATATCAATAAGGGATAAATTCTTACCATCACCAACTGGTTCTTCGAAACCTAAAAATGCTTTGGGTACACGCAAGGCAGTAAGTAGTTTCTTTTGAATATATTCAATGTCCGCAATCTCACCCAAATTTTGTCCACCAGCCAAAGTTTCAATTGGATTTGTTGCAGCAGGGTCACGAACAGGAATAAAGTAATCTTGGTCAACAGCCATCTGATTAAATCTCATATCAACATTACCTGTCTGTGAATCAACAACTTGACTTCGTTTAAATTTATTAGCAACCCTTTGTACATATGGTTCAACATCCTTATCATCCATATTCCCAACAAAAACCTTGAATACCCTTCTCTCAGGAGCTCTTGATGTTCTATATATCAACATAGCATCTTCTGATAGTAATAATTGTTTCCAAATTCTTCTAGCTTTTTCTAACATAGAAGTACCATAAGGTAATTTTCTATCGTCTCCCAATAATCTGAAGTGAGCAATTTCCCAAGAGTTGAATTCCATATCCTTGGCTTTCCACTTAAATCTAAGACCTTTGTTTTCCGCAGGTTCTTCAACATTTTGTCTACTTGCTTGAGCAGGCATACCCCTTTCCAATCTTTCAATCTCAATGTTAGGTAATTGCATACAACCAACAACCCCTTTATCTGGGTCAAGTTTAAGGTAAACAAAATTATCACCATACTTACAAGTATTTCTCGTCCACATTGGTAAGTTGGTATTGATATCTAATACATTATTGAATAAATCAGCTAATATTGATTTTATTCTTTTTGATTCGGAATAAATTTGTAACATATTACCATTTTGGTCTACAGTTGTTGATTCTTCACCATAAATGTCTAATGCTGCAGATATTTCGGGGGTATATTCCATTGATTCATAATCGTAAAATGATGCCAACCTAGTTGGTTCATAGTACACTGCTTGTGTATATAAATTACTCTCAATTTTTGTCCATTGGTTGGCCAAATAATATGTTTGTTGTGCTTGAAGTAACTCCTTATCGTATTCTTGTTTGGATGGAGTTCTCAACAACTCCTTTTTATCAAACTTATAAGTTGGATAATCCTGATTCAATAAAGCGTTCGGTCCGAAGGCGTGTGAAAGTCTCTGCCAAACCGTTAAATTATTCTTTTGTTCCATATAATTAATTTATCATAAATAAGAACTAACTCAAGTGTTTAATTTGTTTGTTGGTTATTAACTGGAGTTAATTTTAATTTTTCTCCTGAAAATGGAGTTGGTTTAGCGACTGTACTAACACCTTGACCTTCAACAATCATTTTTGTCCCATTCAATTTCTTTCCTGATTTTTTTCTGTTTACTAGTCCCATATGTTTTATTTTATAAATATTATCGTCCGTTGTTTCCAAATAACCAACCATATTTTTGATAATCCTCTCTTGTTGCATTAACATTTCGTTGATTTATTCTTTCGTGACCATAAGGTATCACAGGATTAAAATCCAATTGTTTAGAAGCGTTTTCATTATTTGCAACTGACCAAGATTCCAACATAGCCTTAGTTTGTTCGGTTACTTTTTCCAAACTGGTGAATGATGATTCTGCTACATATGTTGCCATAGCGATAGACATAATTAAATCGTCATGTTGTCCTTTTTGGTGGTCAGGTCTTCCATTAATATAAACGAAAGTATTCATTTCATTGAATAATCGTAAACTATATATCTTGAACTGATGTCTCATCGCTTCTTCAAATGATGCGATTATTTGAACTCGTTTGTTGTTAAAATTGAGACCAGGTATTTTATCCAAAGCTTTTGGGTCATACTTCCATTTGTTTGCCAAATCAACCCCATCAACATACAGATTTTTATAACCCATTTCTTGGAGTTTTCTAGATGTTGATACACCCATACCTCCAGTAATATCTATTACAATAAAAGCATTATACATATTAGCCCATTTGTAACATATTTCTGCCATTGTATCAGGTGGAAGTTTTCCCACATATTCCGCAACTTGTTCTCTTTCATCAAAATCAATAATTTGGAATGAACTAAAATCCTCACTATCCCCTCTACTCACATCCACACCCATTACATATTTGTGACCCATCACAGGTTCTTTCCAAATCCATAAAGAGTTACCAATCATTTTATTTTGGGGTTCTCTAATCATATTCTCTTTTACCCTTTGCATCAATAAAGAATCAAAGACATTATCACCAGAACCAAGGAAGTTACACTCTAACTCTTGAGATACTTTTCTTTTATCATATTTCAATTTTTTAACCATACCTTCAAACCAAGAAGAGCAGGGTTTGTAACCTGAATCCATCATCAGTTTAAGTTCCTCGAAGTTTCTGTCCTCAAATTGAATATTTTCCCAACTAATAATTTCATCTTTGGGGTATTCTTCTTTATTGAGAAGGTAATGGATTGTATCTTGAGTTTTAACTAAGTACAAATCTTTTGTGTATCTTGGGTCTCTAAACCAAAACATCTCAGAGATTTTGAAATCATTCATTCCCCTACTTGCTTGATTATATATTTCATAGTAAATTGCATCATAACCATTTGGTGTTGATACCACAATAACTTTACCTCCAGTTGAAAGTGAGGCCATACAAGCAGCCCAGAAGTCAGAGTCCGCATCAATAAACGCAGCCTCGTCAAATACAAGAATTGTTGGTGTAAAACCACGAAGAGCATCCTTTGATGTTGCTACCGCTTTTACTTCACATCCGTTATTTGTTTTGTAATGTTTTTGTGAATTTTTTTCCGCTGCAAAATCAATACCCACCCAAGATGGCCATTGACTAATAAACATTCTTATCTTGTTTGCCATCTCCATAGATGTATCTAATTTATTGGCAATAATCAAAATTTTCTCAGGTTTTACCTTTTTAGCAAAAGCTATTTTCTTTGATATCCAAGCAGCTGTCACCGTGGACACACCAGCTTGTCTGTATTTTAATGCAATATTTTCATTGTATTCCTCATAGTCATTTAATAGTGATATTTGGTCAGGAAATAATTCCAATGGAACATATTTTGATACCGTATTATCATATGTTTCCAAATATGTTCTGAGTGCATAAGGTGTATCTTTCATACACTTTACATACTCAATCATAACTTGTTCTTTTGTTAAACTCATAAATTATATTTTATATAAATATAAAAACCCCCACTTAATTATAAATGGGGGTTTGTAAGTTAATCGTTATCATCATCAAAGTCAAAAGTATCCCAATCGTCAGGATTGAAATCGTCATCCTCTTCAGGTTCAATTGTCTCAGGTTTTTTTTCTGTTTTTATAATTTTGTTGTAATCGGGTTTTTCTATTTTTGGTGGATTTTTTAAAATTGAATTGACAATCTTTTGAGAATATTTTTCAAACAAATCCATAGCTTTTTGGTCTCCATCTAATACCCCATTATACATAATGTAATTGTGTAATTTCACATCATCGTTAGCAATTCTATTGAATTGAGTTTGAATCATCCCATCCATCCAAGGTTCATAACCATCAATCAATTCACCCCATAGATACTTTAACTTTGAACTAATTTCTCTACCAGTAATCATATTCTTAATCTCATGTTTATGAGTATCTGTAGTATCCTTCAAAGTATTACTGACATTTTTATCTTTAGGCATAAAAAGAATAGAATTATAATATCTACCAGCCTTAAATAATTCGTGTACTAACAAAGGAAAGTGTGGGGCTCTTACTTCTATTATCCAATTACCTGGTTTGCTTTCATCAGGTCTAACATCAGCGAATGCTACCCTCCCAACAGATTGTTGAGCCATCCTTTCCAACATTTGTGTGTTATCATTATAGAAAACTGTAGCCGAATTTTCAAACTCCTTATATTTTTTTAAAAGTTCAGGGTCAAGATTTTCCAACTGACTTTCGACTTCTTTGTAAGCATTAAAACCATCAGCCCAAGCAGTTCCCTGAGTTGTCGCATTAATAAAATTTCTTGCCTTTATTCTTTCTTCAAAATCTGGGTCAATTTCTTTAGCTTTATTTACTTGGTCAGTTGAAATAGTTTGAGTTTTAGTCCTAATACTTGGATTACTTGAAAAATCAACATCTAAAGTTAAGACACCTTTATCAACCCTTTCTTTGATTTTGGGAAACTTGGACAAAAATATTGCTTTTGCTAAATTCAATAATTTTGTTTTGTGTTCCAATTCAAGACTAGGTAAATAACTCATCAAGTAACCCATATTATTACTACTTCCACCACCTTCTTTTGCTGATTGATATTTTCTATTCTGTGCTTTTATAATTTTTTCTTTAGCATCAGAACTCAAAAAGTCATCAATTGGTGCCTCATATAATAATTTTTTCATTTTTTTAATATTTTTTGAATCTATGTGGTTTGTGTGTTACATTATCTAATCTATCCATATCCATATCGAATCTTTTTTTGAATTTACCTAAAATTTCATTTTCGTCATCCATTTTTGACTTTGCTACTATAGGTTTACCTTTTAATGGTGCTTGGGGATGGGGTTCTTCACCTTCGTCAGGATTCATAGGTTCATCATATTCCTCCTCCTTATCAGGGTCAATGGATGGTTTTGTTTTTGGTTTTACTGGGGTAATTGTTGTTGTATCACCACCATCCATCATAAAATCCTCATCTAATTCAGGTTCCTTTTCATCAAAATAAAAATCTTCATTTAATCCTTTTTTTCTTTGGATTTCAGATTCAATTAGTTTAAGTAAATCTCTTTTTTTCATAGTTGGTTTTAAATTTTCTTGAATTATATTTTCTAAATTTTTTTCAAAGATTGATTCACTAAAAGTAGGTGTTGTTCCTTTAACTTTTTTTGCCATTTCACTTGTATAGGTTGAACCTAATTTACCTAAATAATCTTTGAAAGTAAAATTTTCCTTGGTTTCTTTTTTCTTGTATTTTACAGTCTTTTCAGGATGTTTTTTTTCAGGCATATCTTTATATTGTTTTTTTGATGTACTCTTGGAAAACTCTTTCGCCATTTTACACCACTTACAATCATCAGTCTTACATTTATTACAACGAGCCCAAAATAATCCTTGTTGTGCTTTTGACTCGAATTTTTCATCTAACTTATCATCCTCCATCATTTCAACAGTAGTTTTCCCATCCTTGTTTGATACTACAGCGTTTTTTACGTCCATTGACCCACCAGGATTCAATGTGTAGATGTCA